CTAACGCTCTTTGGGTCGTTTATAGCTTTAAGTAGTGGGGGGTTTTTATATACGGGGTCATACAACATAAGGGGGCATATAACCCCCTACTGCTGTTTCACTAACGAATGCCCTTATCTATCAACTCTCTAGAACCCAGGTTCCTAACTCACCAGCATCTAAACGTTCATTCATCAGTGCCCACCAAGGGGAGGCAATGAATTCACCTAGCAAACCCAGGTGATGAACAAACCGCAACCCCTGTAACCAAGAGACGGTGCCATCCCATTCAGCAGAGGTGAGAAACTCATTCCAGATAAGGTCAGAACGCATGAGAGAAAATCAAAAAATAATTGAGACTGCTGTTTCACTGATGACTTAGACAGGTGCCCCACTACGGATGCGACGGTTAGCATGACCTGCTTTCACAGAAGGTCTCCATGCTGTCTTGGCACCTCCGACCTGTGACATCGTTGCCTCACCCTTACGGGGTTTGCGAACTGGCAGACGGGTCACCGTGAATTTTCCTTCTGCGATTGCTGCGTTGAGTTCGGTCGTTGTCATTGGGTGGGTTGCTTTGTTCTCTCATATTCTACAGCATCAGACCCCCCTAGCAACCCCCTGAACGATAAGGGTTGCTGATGAGGGTGATAAGATTATTTGTCTACACTTTGGAACTTATTGTTGCTGAAATTAGCATAACTGAACTGCTCACGATTGACTAGTTTATATGTGCCGAACTCATTAGAGTAGACATAACCCTCACCACCGATTGGAGTTTGTCCGATGTATGCCTTAGGACCATTATTCCGACAGAGATAGATAGCATCTTCTTTTATCGACTTAACTAATAACCAGAAACTGATGAGTTTCTCATTCATAAAGGTGGAAGCAATCACAGGACGATTCTCACGGATACAGGAATTGAGTTCCTGTTTAATCAGTTTGGCATCCTTATCTGATACAAACTCAATGTTCTGTGCCATTACTCTTGCGAAAGAGATTACGTCGTCTAAGTCATGGAATCTCTTCAGACCATCATCATAACGACCAGATGCAATCGTTGCTCTAGGTTTTACAAACTTACAATAGAATGTGTCAGTCATTGTGAAGTTCATCGGGTGTGCGATTGCATCCCTTAAATCACTCTCTGCTGTGTAGTAAGTATGAGGAGCAACGATGATATGTTCCTGAACTACATCATCAAACTGATAGGTGATTGTGTTCGGTGTATATTCATCATTACCACCGAATCCGATAAAGTCACCCTGAAATATTCCATCTGTATCAGGTAACCAATCAAAGCAAGTATGCAGAATTCTTGCAACATTGCCCGTGTGGTTAGCATCAATATCCTGATGCGATTCATTGATTTTGATTTTTACTTTGTTAAAGACTGACTTAGTACCAACGAAGAAATTACCGGTCGCAGGATTCTTTCCCCATACGATTGCAGGTGCTCCGTCCATCTTTACTGATAGATTGCCCTCATTACGTAGACAATCAAGAGCACTTAAATCACCAGTGAGAATAGAATCTTCGGGATGTTCGATGTGCTTGTTTTGCATTTAGAGAATGATGAGAATGAGAATAATTGAGTAGAATTGGGCATAGATTGATGCCCATTCTTTTTTAGTTTTGATCATGCAAGACGCATACCGGAACGGAACTCAGTTGTAAAGAATTCGGTGCCATTCCAGAGACGGATGAACCATTCAAAGTTTTTCTGGAATACACTTTCACCAGCAACTCCGTACTCTGAAAGGATTACATTAAGACGGGATTTTGTGGTCTTTGATTGATAACCACCATCATAAAGTTTCATTGAATCTTCGTCAATCTCAGCAATCAAGTTGCCGTGAAGATATACCTTTGAGATACCATCTTCAAGGGTGACGCATGTGTTCGCAGAGGTCCAATTGATGTTGTCCTCGATTGCCTGAACCATTTGGGTTTCGATCTTACGCATGAGAGGCAGGTAGAAGGGTCTGAGAGGTGTGGTGAGGTGCTCCCCCCTCCACTTCTATACAATACACGGTTTTGAGGTCTAAAACGAAACCTTGTGCCACTTTGTCCGACTGTCCACTCGCGGCTGACCTGAGTATCATTTAGTGGGGAGATTGACTCCCCTAAGTATCAATTAACGACTGTGAGTTCTATATTCTTTGCCATCCAAATCTGTTCGATGATATCATCAAGAATGACAATCTGTTCATCGAAAGTATTATCTTTAGTAATAGAACTACACCTGATAAGTTCACCTCTACGGTCTACAAGTGCCATTCTTAAGTTAGTGCCAGAAATGTTCATTGATTGTTAGTTAGTGAGTGAATGAGTAAGTGTTACTTAGTGTGAGTAAGTTCCCATATGATCACCTAATTCAATAACAGTATGTCCGAGGTAATCTTCAACCCAGACAATGGAATTAAACTCTTCGAACATCGAATAAGCAACATCGATAGCATGATCCTGAGAGGAGCAATTCTCAGTTTCGTTGAACTCAGGGCAGTGAACAGTGTAAAGCAAAATTGAACTCGTTTCTTTGACCCTTCTACAATACACGGTTTTGAGGTCTAAAACGAAACCTTGTGCCACTTTGTCCGACTGTCCACTCGCGGCTGACCTGAGTGTTACTTAGTGATACTACAGTTAGTGTTACTTATTCTCTGCTAATTCCTGCTGTTGTAACATCAATTGCTCCTCTGTAACCTCATCCACACACTCTTGAATGACAGTATAGATGTAATCTATTTGCCCAACATCATCAAAGATTCTTTCTACTAACTCAGGATCTTCTACCTCAATATCCCAATCAACATCACCATTTTCATCCTTCATATGAATATCTTCCTTCGTATAAATCCATGCACTACAATGTGCATCTTCTCCCTGTTGTTCAATCATACTATTCACACGGTCTTGAAGTTGCTTGAGAGTGTAGTTCATAATTTGAATGAGAGAGTGTTAGTTAGTGTGAGATGAGTAAGTGTTACTTAGCAGAGCACAACGTTGCTCAAATCATTACGATTATCACAAGATGCCCACGTATCATAGAAAGAATCCCATGCTGTTTCGTTATCAACAAACGAAACAATTTGAAGCATCTCACATACCCAATCGTATGCCATATCTACATCGGCATTTGTATCATTCACAAAGACGCACATTTGCCCCATAATGTCATTCCACTTTGATTGTTGTTCGGATGGAATAAGAGAGAAAATTGGAGTTGACATTTTGTTAGTTAAAGAATGAATGAGTAAGTGTTACTTAGCAGGGAAATTACGGCAGACAGCATCACATAGCCTGCAAACTAAATCATCATTACTTTCAAAATCACGGTCAAAACTATCAACAATCGCATCAATATCTTCCATTAACTGCTCACGACTCATTAAAATATCAAGTTGTGGATTGGGTGTGGTCATTTTTGGGGTGAATTTCTTTGACCCTTCTACAATACACGATTTTGAGGTCTGTGCCGTGTGCTTGTGCCACTTTGTCCGACTGTCCACTCGCGGCCGACCTGAGTGTTACTTAGTAGTCTATCTTACCTTTGAGATATCCTTCCACATCAAACTTCTTATCATCTTCTCCCTCTTCTTTGTATTCAATTACATCATAAATCTCACCCGGCATATCATTAATCTCAGAAAAAATGTCAGTGTCGAAAGTGTCGTAATCCATTTTAAAAAAAGTGTTAGTGAGTGTGAGTTGAGTAAGTGTTACTTAATCTACAAGTTCTTTCATCATGTTATTAACCTCGATTCCGTCTATCTTTACATCATCCCACTTACATCCGTCTGGTGTTTCTTTACTACCAGCATCGTGGATGATACTTACCATGTGTCCGTAAGTTCCACCATCCCTTGCAACATCACATGCAAGTTCATACAAACCACAATCATTTCCGATCCAGAGAGCAACATTCCAGGTCTCCCAATTTGCCCAACCGTTGTAACCTTGCATTTGGTGAATTCCTGATGACTTAACTACAATACACGATTTTGGGGTCTGTGCTCATTTATTGTGCCACTAGTACTTTTGGCACATAGTATCATTTACACAGTACGAATCGTGATACCCATCATTAACTCATGAGCAACATCGATAGAGTCATCTTCTCTCACAATTGGAAGATTAGTATCAACAAACTCCGAAGCAAGATCCATCATCAACTCATGCATTCTCTCATCTCCTGCAGCAAACTCAGCAAACTCTTCAGAGAATCCTGATGCTAACCTACGAACTGCCTCATCATGTAAATTGAGCATACTCATTTGGTGAATTCCTGATGACTTAACTACAATACACGATTTTGAGGTCTGTGCTCATTTATTGTGCCACTAAAACTATTGGCACACATTCTTGTTACTTAGTGGACCTCACTGATAATGTAATCACCAAGATACGATTCCAACTTGATTAGATTACGTTTGTCCAGTGATTTGGCAACCCGTAGAGTAATAGCATCTTTTGCTATGTGATGGAAACCAGGACTCGTCTGAACGAATGTTAACATTTCAGTTTGAAGATGACCGAGTTTCATGATGTTTAGTGAATGAATGAGTAAGTGTTACTTAGCAGGGAAATTACGGCAGACAGCATCACATAGCACAGATGTTAAATCATCCTTTGCCTCTTCAAAATTACTCAACTCACCCATATCATCACACTCATTAATCTGTGCTTGAAAATACTCATCAACAATTGCGATGATATCTTCCATTAACTGTTCACGACTCATTAACATTTCAAGCATGGGATTGGGTACGAAAGTGTTCATTTTTGGGGTGAATTTCTTTGACCCTTCTACAATACACGATTTTGAGGTCACTGACCATCTAGTGTGCCAGTTCCTCTACTGTCACACCCATAAGGTCTTCTAATGGGTCTTATAAGGTTCTCCGGTGCCAGTAGAGGAACTGGCACACTAATACACGTCTGCGGTCTCTCTGATGCTAATATCAACGTTCTCGTCACCTTCTAGACCTAAGATATCATTCCAATTGATATCTTCTAGATTTAAATCATCATAACACTCGATGTCTAATGTAACACTTATGATGCGTTTGTGTGCGTACATGTGTATCTCGTATGATGTGTGTTATAATGTGTTATGTGTACATATATCTCGTAGTGTATACATGTATCTCGTATGTTATGCGTAATGTTTATACGCAAGCTCTACGTAATCACATGTATCTCGTGCGTACTCATCATCTATCTCGTATGTATCCTGGGTGTTATGTGTATCTCGTGCATAATGCTCACACATCTCGTCCTTATAGTACGTATAAGACTCGTTGTTATAATGATACTGTAACTCGTGGTCTTCGTAATACATGGGGTCTCGTCGAGATTTGTATGTTACTTGTATATTATACAGACATCTCGCACGTATGTCAAGTATGATCTCGTGCGGCATTCATAAGCATTATTTATAAGTCTCGACGATAAAAAATGTGTGGGTCTCCAGATTTTTATGCGGGGGTGGTTGACAGAATGCTCCGAGTGTGATAGCCTGCAGGCAAC